CTTGATCACAAGGAACACGATCGACCAACTAGTAGTGTGGCGCGTACAGCTCTGGTGCGTGACCAGGGGGTGAGTGGTGAGGACCACTCATTGTATATGACTCTTATGGAGATCATCGAAGGGATTGCCTCACTTTACGAAATTTTTGGATTCGTAAAGAGTAATTATGGTTTGAGGCCAATTGCTTTACGGTGGCTGGAGTACTGTAAAAATGTAGCGATACAAGATCCTACAACTCCGGATCCATGGGTGAAAGTAGCAAAGTATAAGTTTAATGCTCTATTTGCCCATTGGAATCTTGTCCAAGACAAGCCAAAGCGCCCTTTTAGCGATGATGTGGAAGATGCTCCTGCAGTATTATTACCAGGTAGAGCTCAGCGTTGGTTTCGAAAATTAAAACAATTTAAACCAAAGCTTTGGGACAGCCTAATAGTGTCCCTGAAACAGATGAAGTCTGGTTTGCCCAGACCCTCGGATGAGTTTGTGCAAGATGCAGTCAAGAGAACTTCAACAAGTTTATTTAAGACTGATCATCCGCAGAGATCTGTTTCCGACCGAATCCTCCTTATCTCTGAAGACGATTTTAATGAATATTATAATCGTTTCTTCAGTCATGAGGCTCACTACAAAGGCCCTTTTAGAGGCTATATTAGGAACGAGCAACCAATGCACGTCCTAAGTAGGGAGTCCATGGATGGACAATTGGAAAGAACGGTCGATGAGCTCTTCGCTTATAAAAGGATAGATGATGATGATTTTGCCCCATATCTAGCTTCTACATCCTCTAACTATCTCAAAACCCGCGAGGATTATGGGATGATCGGGGAGTTGCTAGAAAATTCTGATGTGTTTAAGGGCCTTCCCACGTGTAATGTAAATCTGATTGAAACACGTGTTTGGAATCAGGAGTGGTCCCCAGTTTTTGATGAAAAAACCGGAGAACTCCTAAATCATCAAGAAGCTTGGAAAACTATCAAGACTAGTGAGGTTAGTGATGCCTCGTCTAGCTTCCACTTTATGTGGAATAACTGCCTTCGTCGAGCAACTCAAGAAAGCAAAGAAGTAGCTTTCGTTGGGTTAAGAGAAGCTCTTAAAGCTCGCGTAATCTCTAAAGGCCCTCCCTTTACCTATTTTGTTCTCAAAGTCCTCCAAAAGAAAATGTGGAAAACCTTGAAGAACCATCCAACCTTTACACTGATTGGTCAACCTGTTGATGAGTTGACAATCAATAAAAGAATTGGAAAATTACAAGGTGAAGGAGAGAAGAGAGAGAAATATCTCTCGGGCGATTATTCGGATGCTACAAATAAGCTTTATAGCTATGCATCTGAGATCGTGGCTAGAAGGATATGTTTC